GCAACCATATTCAAGTAAAATGCATTATATTGTGTGTTGTATGCCAAAACATCTAAAAGTGTAGAGAGTGCAGAACCCTCAAAGTTATAGTCTTTGAATGTGTCCTGTGATTTCAGGAATGTTTTCAGATTGTTTTTGATCGTGTCAAAATCCAAATCTGTTATTTGAATATTAGAATTTGCACCTGCCATTTTAACGGTTTCTCTCTAAAATTAGTGATAAAGTTGTTGCCTGTGTTGCATTTTCAAGGAAAAAGGTAATCGACACATCATATGCATTTTTTTCAGGCAAAGGTGAAACTAATACATCTTTCAATATTACCCTAGGTTCATAATTTTCTATTGTTGTTTTAATTGTTGTCTGTAATTGTGAGGCAGTCAAAGAACTTATTGGTTCAAACAACAAGTTATTTAAATTTGAACCAATATCAGAGTTGAAAGGTTTTTCGTAGTGGTTTGTCAACAATAGGTTGCGTACAGCACGAACAACCGCCTGTTTGTCGTAACCCAATACAACATCACCTGTCACCGGGTTTCTGGTGAAAGTGAAGTCTATATCTGAGTATATTTTCTGTAAATTTGCCATCTTTTATTTATGAGCTAAAAGTAAATTCGCTTTTTGGACTTTAGGATTCGTGGACAAAAATTCTTGAGCCGGAATCGAAAATTTCGAAATTTTAGGAATTTAGTCTACTTGTTAGTTTTGTTGTTCCGATTAAATTGTTCGTCAAATCAGTTTCCGTTGCACCCATATTACTGAATTGTCTTACGTTATTGTAGTCCGAAATCACGGATTGTGAATTATTGTAAAATGTCACATCCGCAGTTCTTCTGGTATTCATAAAACTTGCGGTATTTGATAAATTTGATGCCATTGTGTTGGCTGTCGATTGTGACAGATTTGAGGTATATGTGATCTCAAATGTTATTGGGTCGGTTGTTGCAATAATACTGTTTTGCACCTGTGACGCATAATTCTGAATTGTTGAATAATATGTTGCCAGATTGTCTCCGGAGTATATACTGGTGAAACTTCCTATCATTGGAGCATTGTTTTGTACACCATCTGATTGGTACACAATGTAGGAAATCAACTTTCCGGCACCTATTGCTGTTCTATACGTTGGAAGTGTTGGATCATTAGGATCCGCACCAAATGCACCAGACATTCTGTTGGTGTGTTGCATAAATGTATTTGCTGCGGTGCTTACTGAGGTGGCTGCTGTAAAAACCTGGCTGATATTGGATGATGCCAATCCGGTGATATTAATAATGTTATTTGCGACTGTCCAGATATTGGTTGACACTGTTCCGACTGGATTTTGCAGGTATCCGTTGGTATCTGAGTTTCCAACGTCTGTCTTTTGCCATTCATTTAACATTTGTGGCATGGCATCCATGTGTTTGATAACATTATCGGACATAGGAGTCACATTATCACCCTGGAATGCACTGTCGAACTGTAATCTTGCAAAAATACTCATATCAATCTCCCATCACAAATTGTGTTGTTGGTGTTCCAGTAGGACCCTTAGGTGAGGGATGAATGTGTGTATTGAAAATGGCAGAATTTGTCACATCTTCCATTAACACTGCACCCATAACACCAAAATTGCCGAGTGGTGCGTTAACGGCTGCACCAGCATCTACTGTTCCACCTGCAATTACATCCGATGCAACCAAAACTTTTGTTGGTACCGCAACTGGAATACCGACTGCGACACCACCAGTTAATGTGACGAATCCTTGTGGTCCAGCACTCATTCCTGTTACTGCATCAACTCTTGTCTCAGATGTTATCTTTTTACCGTATATTTCACCACGTACAGACAAATCTGTGTCAATAATCAATGAATCACCGGCCTGAATTATCACACTACCAGTCAAGGACGATCCACCAGTTAGTTTCATATCACCTTGTGAAACGACAGTGTGTGTTTTTTCTACAAATTGTGTGTAATGACCTTTGATGTGTTGTTCATAGTTACCATCAATAGTTTCTACTACATCACCTTTGACATACATGTTACAATCACCTTCAATGGTAATATTACATGCACCTTTAATTAAGACGTTCTTGTCTTTTACTACAATCTCATATCCATCACCAAAGACTTTTTGCACCATGTCACCATTTGGGTGCATTTCAACAAAAGTGTTGGAACGATGTGATAATCTAATTCTTTCACGTGTCGGTGTATCGTCCATCTCAAAAAGGTGTCCACGTGGAGTTTCTTTTGTGTGATTATAACGATATTCTGGCTGATAATCTGTGTTAGCAGCCGATTCTGGTTCAAAGAACCCTTTATAGAAATTTGGTTTTTCACTCATGGCGATTGTATGCTAGATTTACTAAATGAATTTGCTGTTGCGTTTGCAAAAGTTACATTTGCGTTTGCAAAATTCTCATTAATATAGTTCATAATCGTGTTTGCATGTTCTGGATCAGGATTATAAACTGTTACGGCAATAACATCCGTTACAGTATTACTTATTGCTGCATTAGATGACTCCAGTGTATTCAACGTTTGATTACTAGATGTATTCAATTGACTCAATATACTATCCAAGTCTGATCCTGTAACACCAGGTAATGTTTTTAATGTATTTACGAAATTGTTGATTGAATCCAAGAATTGTGTGATACAACCTTGAACAACAGTTTTGATTCTGGTTGGTAAAGATTTCAAATATTCAACAATTAGTCCTATGTCTTTTGCTAGATAATAATAAGTTGAGAATGCTGTTACTTTTTCCACCGTTTGTTGTGTGATTAAGTTTATCTCTCTCAATATATTTTTTGACAATGAATAACCAATTGATATTGAACCGGATGGATCCAATGTTATTGCTTTCAATAATGCATTGATAACATCTCGTAACGCAGCATTGATTACGGTCATGGCCGTACGCATCAACATTGCAGCCTTGTTTTTACCACTGTTTATTGCATCTTTTATCTGTTGTAACGGTTCTAGTTGTGCCGTTAAATTAATGTTGAGTCCAGTAAAATTGATAAAGTATCTGAAATCACATGCATGATCCAATGTGTTGTTTGTGACAAACATATTGGTGTTTGCTATATCACCTCTGGCTGCAGCACCAATTGTTGGTTTACCTAAAATAAAATTGTTACCAAAAGGACTATCAGTTTTGATCGGATTCTTACTCTGTGGTGAGAATCCTTTGTTGTAGTTCCATGCCTGTGCCATAAAACCGGGTACAGTTCCAGTGATAATCGGTGCCTGAGCACTTGAACCATCAGGGAAATAACCAAAAACATATGTGCCTTCTACTGGCACAGCAAATTGACTGGATGAATTTAATGGATACTCAGATGATGCCCAAGGCAAATGATCTGTTGGAACTTCCTGTAAATTATCCGAATGAATGCCAAATATACGTACTTTACAACGACCCAGTTTGTCCGGATCATTTGTATCTTCAACAACACCCATCCATCTGGTGTTTATACTTGCTAGATAATTTCCAATCATTTGTGTGTCTTTATTTCATTAATTGCAGAATTTGGCGCCAATGTACTACTCTTGGTGATTTCCAAAATAGTTTGATATACTCCAGTTGATTGTAAAATATGTCTGGCAGCTGTAATCAAATAACGTCCACTATAAAAATCATCCAAGTCTCTGGTATCTGTACTATTTAAACGCAAAGAATAATAAGACAAGTCAATTGTTTTACCTGCTGTCAAATTAATGTCACCAGGAACAACAATTTTCAACACCGTGTAATTAGCTAAGGCCACTTGTGCAGTTCTTGCACTCAAACACTCTTGCATGTAAACATCCTGTGCCACACCTTGGCCACCAGTATCTTTAAAGTAATTGGCATTTTTTTCACCAGAATTGGACAAAACCACTTTATAGAAACTATCTGACGTTTCGTGTGGAAGTTTACCTTCTGCATTTTTAATGTTAGGTAAAACATTGTATCCATTAACTGGATCTATCTCGTTAATGTATTTTAAGTAATTGTGTTCTTTAACTGTGTATGATTTTGTTATCGGATCAACTGCAACAATCTTATTTGCAAAAGAACCTTGTGATACACTCTTTAATGTATCGAATGATTTGACAAAATCTATCGCAATAACAGAATCGTTTTCCATATCCAAACGTTCAACATCTGGGTCCAAGTTATTCTGTTGGTATTTGTATACATTGTATGGTTTTTCTTTCATCATGGAAGACAATGATCTGAAATTGTATCCATAACGATTTTCGAAAAGAAACATATCAACCGCAATTACACCAGATTTACCGGATGCTTCTGGTCTGGCATAGTTGGATAACCAACTTATGGCTTCAAATGGTCTTAGTGTTGGTATGATGAAATCATAATATCCAGTTGTCTTTTCTATTGACCATTTACGTTCTGTTTTTAACTTCTCAGTCAATATCCCATGTACAATCTTGTCAATCTTTTCACCTTTGTGAGATTTACTAACCTTCATGGTTTCATTGCTGAATAAATCTTTGGTGCAAAAATACAACTTATAAAACTCACTATTCATGTTACCAGTGGGTTTTCTGTCTCCAATTTTGTAGATCAGATACTTTATTGGTCCAATCTTGTCATATTCATTGGCTGTTTTACCGAATTGAATTTCAATTTCTTCTTTACCGGATAACTTAAATGCTTCGATGAGTCCTAGGCCGTCACGAATCATTATGTAACCACTTGTACAAAAACTGAAAATGTCTTCAAAATATGACAGTTCAACAATCATATTCTTCAGGTCAAACTGTTGGCCACTCGCAAGATTAATCTTGCAAGATTCCAAGTATGCACTTTGTGGGTAGTAGGCAATCTGTTCAGACATTTATTATTTCAACAAATTTTTAAATTCGTTTTCCAATTGTGTCACATAAATCTTGTTCAATAATTTTATTGATCGTTTGGCTTCATTCTTTTCAACTTCATAATCATAATAATTTTGTATATTTTTTTGAACACTAACAATAACATCACCCGTGATGGTGCTTATTGTTTTGGTGTAATCTTGCGATGAATTATAATCATCTTCTGATATTTCAACTGTATTAACAGTAGTTGTATTTGATACAACATTCGTTTGTGTGATTGTTTTTCTGTATGCTTTTACGTCATTGTATGCATCTATGCCAGTTCCAGCATACTTGTTGTCAACATAATCACTCAGTATATTAGAACTCACTGGCCAATCCCATTGACCATCCAACAATTCATTACAGAACAAAACGATCCAATAACGATATGGATCACCATAATATTTCTCTGCAATTATCTCTGGAGTATCACCGTCTTGAATATCATATGTGTAAAAATTTATAGGATTGGTCAAAACAGAAGGAATGACACTTACTCTTGCCATTAAATTTTTATAGACACGGGATATGTTGTCTTGTGTTGTAACGGATATTGTTGGTAATGTACTAAAATATTTCATTTTTCATCCAATATTGATTTCTTATCAATCAATTCTATTTCTTTAAATGATAGTGACATTGAAGTTTGTACAGGAGAACCATCTCTTAAAGCTGACCATCCATTTGGTGCATAATCAACTGTTACAGATTGCAATACACAAGGTCTAATTGGTGTTATGTTTTCGTTTGGATTACCTTCAAAGAAGAAGGAAATTTCAAATACGGATGGTGGAACAAAAAAGAATCCACCAGCAGATGTTTTTCTTTCTGGTGCCGCAGCATATCTCAATTTTTTGATGATTTCTTTTACGGCTTGTGATTCGGCTTGTGATGTTGGTGTGAAAGTGAACTGTAAATCAAATTCTCTGAAGTCGATGCCCTCAAACAACATTTGTTGTTGTGGATTGAATGTGTATCCCAATTTATTTGACAATAATCTGGCAGCCTTGTTTTCCAGAACAGATGTGATTGCAGTTGAAACTTTGGCAACTAGAGGAACAGAGTTGATGGCTTCGGCCAAACTCAATTTATCATATTGTGCATTGTATGAGAAATTCAATGTGTCTGGCATATACAATCTGATTGTATCAGTCTTGTCGGCATATGTTTCTGGCATCCATTTAATCTGCGACACAGACGAAATACCTTTTTGTTCTATATTGGTGATTATATTTCCTGTGGCACTGGACAACTTTTGATATGCACCTGTTGTAACTTCACTAATAGCCTGACCAGCACCTTCTAAACCATTGGTCTTAAAACCTTCAGAAACTTTTTGTCCAGCTTGTTCTGCACCAGATATGGCTTCGGTTATTATCTCAAACTTTGCTGGTTTGATTTCCCTGATATCAAATTGTATTACATGACCTTTATTAACAAAACCTAAATCTCTTGGGTAACCCAATGCACTACTTTTGTATGGATTTCTGTATAGG